CAAGTTTGAAGAGTTACTGAGTAACGTGCTCTTCGTTGTAGCACTTGGTGATATGGCGTATGCCGATCAGAACCGATTTCCCACGGGACCGTGGTGTAAACCAGGGGATTTCATTATTACCCGTGCTAACACCGGCACTCGCATCAAGATTCACGACCGCGAGTTTCGGATTATTAACGATGATTCCGTTGAAGCTGTGGTGGAAGACCCCCGTGGTATCCAACGTGCGTGAGGTGATATATGGCAGATTTTGAAAAGGTGGAATATAAATTTCCAGACGAACGTGAGCCTGAAAAGAAGGCCAAAGACGACGTTGAGTTTGAGATTGAAGTCGTTGACGACACGCCCCCGCAGGATAAAGGGCGTAAACCGCTTGAAGAGCCTGTCAATGAAGTAACTGATGACGAGCTTTCTAAATACGACGAAGGTGTACAGAAACGTATTAAGAAACTGTCGCACGGATACCACGATGAGCGTCGTGCTAAAGAGGCAGCTTTACGGGAACGTGAAGAGGCGTTGAAGTTTGCCCAACAGATTATTGAAGAGAATAAACGACTTCAAAAAAATCTAGGGACTAACGAAACTCTTTTGGTTGGTTCTGTTAAACAGGCTGTAGAGCTTGAATTAGATAAAGCTCGCAAGAAATATAAAGAAGCCTATGATGCTGGCGATGCAGATCAAATTGTTGCGGCTCAGGAAGAATTAACCGCAGCAAAATTAAAGCTTGACAGGGTTAGTAATTTTAAACCCACCCCTTTACAAGAACGTGAAGTTCCTGTAAATATGCAACCACAACTCGCCCCAGCGCCTCAAGTAGATTCTAAAGCACTTGCGTGGCAACGCCAAAATCAGTGGTTTGGAACCGATGAGGAAATGACCAGCTTTGCTCTGGGGCTGCATGAGAAATTGGTCAAAAATGGCGTTGATCCGACTTCAGATGATTATTATGAACGGCTCAACGGTAGATTACGGCAGGTATTCCCCGAAAACTTTTCTGATGGTGTAGAGAAGCAGGAGGAAAAACCGAAACGGACGAGCAGTAATGTTGTAGCCCCGGCTAGCAGAAACGTTGCACCTAAGAAAATCACGTTGACGCAAACTCAGGTTGCACTAGCTAAGAAGTTACGTATCCCTCTTGAAGCATATGCCCGAAAAGTGGCGGAAGGAATGACAAATGGCTGATACTAAAACAGTTGAAAATCGCTTAAACCGCGAATTAGGTACACGCGCTAAAGATGAGCGTCCTCGTAGCTGGGCACCGCCCACGCTGCTGCCTGACCCTACACCTGAAGCTGGGTATACCTATCGCTGGATTCGTGTCAGTACGCTGGGTCAAGCCGACCCACGCAATGTGTCATCCAAAATCCGTGAAGGTTGGGAGCCTGTTCGCGCAGAAGACCATCCCGAAATCTCGATGTATCTTGATAATGACAATGCTCGTTTTAAAGATAATGTCGTGGTGGGTGGGTTGTTACTGTGCAAAACGCCAACAGAAATGGTTGATCAACGGAATGCTTATTATCAACAGCAAGCCGAAGCTCAAATCCGATCTGTTGACAATCACTTCATGCGCGAGAATGATCCAAGGATGCCTCTGTTTTCAGAGCGCAAAACCACGGTTTCATTCGGACGTAGTAATCAACAATCGTAGGAGTTAATCCAAAATGGCTTACCCGACTATCGACAGACCTTATGGTCTAAAGCCGGTCAATTTGATCGGTGGTCAGGTGTTTGCTGGAGCAACTCGTCAATTAGTCATTGCAAATACAACTGGTACAGGCTACAACACCAATATTTTCTATGGCGATATTGTCAAAATTGTTTCAGATGGCACCATTGAGAAAGACACGGGCACCTCTACTGCTACACCTGTGGGTGTATTTTTAGGGTGTCAGTATGTTAACGCATCAACAAAACAGCCTGTTTGGTCGCAGTATTACCCTGCCAGCCTGTCAGTTGTAAGCGGATCGACGATTTATGCTTATGTTGCTGATGATCCTGACCAGCTTTTTAAAGCTGTTTTGGTCGCTGGCACAACGGCAAATGACACAACTTCTGGTCTATCTGTGGCTTTCTTGGGCCGCACGATGATTGGTAGTAATGCTCAAATCGTGCAAAACACCACATATGACGGTACAAATAGTAACGCGCAATCTGGCGATTCCACCATTGGCATTTATAGTGCTGCTGGCGGTACGACCACTGCTACATTGCCAATTCGTATCATTGATGTGGTTCCTGATACTGCTAACTCTAGCGGCAATTTCTGTGAGTTTATTGTTAAGTTCAACGCACCGAACGTAACGGGACAGACAGTTGCTGGTGGACATCAGTATCTCAACCCAACTGGCGTGTAAGGAAGGGGAAATTAAATGGCTATTTCACGCGCACAACTACTGAAAGAGCTTCTCCCCGGCCTGAACGCATTGTTCGGTCTGGAGTATGCAAAGTATGGCGAAGAGCACAAGGAAATCTACGAAACAGAGACTTCCGAGCGTTCTTTCGAGGAAGAAACCAAGCTGTCAGGATTTAGCGCAGCCCCTGTCAAAAACGAGGGTTCTGCAATAAGTTATGACAACGCGCAGGAAGCTTGGACTGCTCGCTATACGCACGAAACCATTGCACTTGGATTCTCGATCACTGAAGAAGCGATTGAGGATAACCTGTACGACAGCTTGTCTGCTCGTTACACCAAGGCACTTGCTCGTGCGATGTACTACACCAAAGAGGTGAAGGCAGCAGCAGTTCTGAACAATGGCTTTAGTTCAAGCGTTACCTATGGTGACGGTCAGCCTTTGTTCTCGACTTCGCATCCGCTGGTTTCTGGTGGTGTTAACAGCAACCGTCCTGCAACTAACTCGGATCTCAACGAAACCTCGTTGGAAAATGCAGTGATTCAAATCGCTGCGTGGACTGATGAACGTGGGTTGCTGATCGCTGCAAAGCCCCGCAAGTTGGTTGTTCCTCCAAACCTCATGTTTACGGCAACTCGTTTGCTGCAAACCGAGCTTCGTGTGGCGACTGCTGACAACGACGTTAACGCACTGAAGATGATGGGTTCCATCCCCGAAGGCTATACGGTCAACCACTATTTGACCGATACCAACGCATGGTTCCTGACGACTGATGTGCCTAACGGCCTGAAGCATTTTGTTCGCACACCGATGCAGAACTCAATGGATGGAGACTTCGACACTGGGAACGTACGGTATAAAGCCCGTGAGCGTTATAGTTTCGGTGTTTCTGATCCGCTTGGAATTTTCGGTAGCCCTGGCGCTTGATGTAAATCAAGCACTTAGCGCAGAAAACCCCGCTTCGGCGGGGTTTTTTGTTTTTGTAAAGGGTTATGGTACATTACCTGTTACTAAGTCACAGGAGAACAAATGGATACCACAACCCTACCCAAAACTCGTAAAGAAGCCCAAGACATTGGGGCAAAGTATTACTTCACAGGAGAACCCTGCAAGCATGGGCACATAGCTCCTCGTAAAACAAAAGGTGCTTGTGTTGAGTGTCTAAAGGTTGAATGGCAACAAGCAGCAGAAAAACGTGCAGACTATTTCCGAGAGTACAACAAACGGGAGGATGTCAAAGATCGTAAGAATGGATGGTATGAAGCTAACCGAGAGCAAGTTATTCAAGCTGCTGCTACACGCCCGTTAGAAGTTAAGCGGGTATATCAAAAGGCGTGGAAAGAACGTAACACGGTTTGGGTTCGTGCAGACACCAAAGCTAGAAGAAGGAAACATAGACTAGCCACTCCTAAATGGTTAACGCGCGAACAAAAGGGGCAGATTAGGGAGCTATACAAAATAGCTATAACAATGACCAAAACTACCGGAGAGCAGTATGTTGTCGATCATATCGTTCCTTTACGTTCTGAATTTGTATGTGGCTTGCACGTACCTTGGAACCTTAGAGTTATTCCTCGTCAGGAGAATTTATTGAAGTCCAACAAGCTTATTGACACACCCCCCACAACCTGATACAACACTGATATTCCGGGGTTAGCCCGGTGTATTAGACAGTCCCGGCTGACGACATGCAGACTAATACACCGATATTGCATGTGAGGACAATATGGCTCGCACCACGTTCCAAGGACCGGTCCGCTCTCTTGGCGGTATTTATCAGCAGGGTCCATCTACCATCGTAGAAATTACTTCTAGCACCACGCTGAATCCAGTAGATCACGGCGGCAGGATCATTTCTGTTGGTGGTTCGTTAGCAGCTAACGTTACGCTTACGCTGCCTACCATTAATACTTCGGCAAACGCTTCTTCGTCTGGCCCCGGTAATGACCCCAACACGGCTAATAACGAAGGTGTGGTTTACACCATTTGGGTTCCAACTACCATCTCCACGTCATCGCTGAAGATCGGTACGGACGGCACAGATCGGTTTGTCGGTTCAGTGTTGTCTATTGATACTGATTCTTCGGGTGCGGCTGTTGGGTTTACTGCTGGCGCGAACGACGATTTCATTAACTTTAATGGCACAACCACAGGTGGTGTTGCAGGCACTTGGGTGCAGATTGTTGCAGTTGCCGCATTGAAGTACATGGTTACTGGAACAGTAAACGGTTCAGGTACAGTAGCTACACCGTTTGCAACGTCTTAATTAGAGGTGCACCATGCAATATGATGTATGGTCAGTCAAGATAAAGTCGAGTGCCAACTTTTATGTGACTTCGGTTACACCGAGTGGTGCTGGTGCACTTACGCTTGCTGCTACAACGCCGGGGATCAATGGGTACGGCTACAAAGTATCCATTACCGGCACGGGCAATGAAACGGCTAAAAACTTCACCATTACAGGTACGACGGTGGGTGGGGTTGTGGTTACTGAAGTGGTTGCTGGGCCAAACAATACGACGGTCTATAGCACTAACTACTTTGCTTCCGTTTCAAGTATCACAGTAAGTGCAGCGACCGCAGCGGCAATCACGGTTGGGTATGGCGGCAGTTTGGCGTTACCAATGACCCGGATCAAAGGTTTGTATTACTTGGCAAGTGCTTCTGCGGGTACGATTGTTGTCACTCGCGCAAGTGATTCGACGTTGTTGCTTGAGATTGATACCCCAGCTTCAGCCACGCAGGTTAACAGCTTGTATATGGCAGCAGAAGGTATCCGTACAACGTACAAAACTAATGATCTTGCAACCGTGGCGGTTACAAATGTCACTGCGGTTACATTGATATGCGGGTGATGTCATGGCAAAAACCCCAGCTTGGCAACGCAAAGAAGGCAAAAACCCTAAAGGTGGTTTGAACGCCAAGGGTCGAGCATCATACAACGCTGCTAATCCGGGGAAGCCCGGACTCAAAGCCCCGCAGCCAGAGGGTGGCCCTCGTAAAAAATCGTTCTGTGCCAGAATGGAAGGCATGAAA